TTGAAAATAAAGAAGAATTTCCAATGATGTTTGCTGAAGTAGATGGTGTTGCCGGTGATAATGGGGCAGTAGTAATATGGCCAGATACGGGTAATGATTTATTTCAGTATGATGAGGGAGAATCAATCCCAATAGGTACAACTATACATTCGGGGTGTGTAAAATATTCAGACGGTGAAATACAATGTGCTCCCCCACCATTTACAACTGATAGAGATTCAGTTGCAGTAGCAGGTCCCCCTCCTGTGGATGGTAGTGGTGATGGAGAGGATAAAGGTTTTTGTGTAGGGGCAGGAAATGTAGATATGCCATCAGACGATACGATGCAGTGGTTAACTGATTTAGCAAATTTACAAGTTCCTGATTTAGAGGGATGGATACTATCTGGATTTACAGCAGAAATAACAAAGTTAATGTCTAAACTTGGACAAGTTTTGGGTAAATTACAATCGGAAGTTGATAAAATTATTAGTAAAGCGAAATTAGATCCAGAGGATGTTTGTACTCCTCCAGTAAAGAAACTTATTGGAAATATGTTAGCTGTTATGAAAGAGTTAATGAAACTCTTACCTATACTAAAACAGATAATTAAAATTATAAAACTTATTCAAAAAGTTATGAAATTAGTTAGGGAAATTTTAAAATGGACTCCACCATTTATAGTTCCATTGGTTGAAAAATTATTAGAATTATTAAATATTATGGGAATGGTAGATATGTTAATAAGTGTTTTACTTAAAACAGTTGGTAGATTTACCGCTATAATTCCTATGTTACAGGCACAATTAATGAGTATTTTAGCAATGTGTGCGGCACAAGCTGGACAACCACCTCCTGATAATAAAGAGGATTGTGAAGCTGCAGGTGGAACATGGATAGATCCAGATGAATTAAAGAAGTTACAAGATATGTATGATAAACTATCTGATGAAATGAGTGGGGTAGGTGATGATGACGAAGCATTTGGATTTTGTTCAATTCCAGAATATGATAATAAGGCAGATTGTGAAGCCAATGGTGGTACTTGGACGGATTTAGATGTTGATACAAATTTAGATAATGTAGATACTTCAACATTGACAAGTGAACTTGCATTACAACTTGATGAATTATCAAAATGTTTTGCAGATCCAAACTTAAAAGAATATTTAGAAGGTTTATAATAAAGGAGATACAAATGAAGAAACAAGAGTTAATAAAAATAATCGAAACTGTAGTTCGTAAGGAAGTTAAAAAACAAATGAATGAGATATTTATTAAAGAAGAAAATTCATCTCAACTTTCCGAATTAGTTTCAAAACCATTAACTGAAAAAGAGGTCAAAGAACCTATTAGGAAACAGTATAAAACTAAACCTAAAAAGGAAGTAAATTATACATCAAACGAGGCTCTTAATAAGGTTCTGAATGAAACTGTTGGTGGAGTACCACAAGGTGAAGGTGGACCAGCAGTAACAGGATATGAAGATTATCCTACTTTAAGTGGTGAGGTATTTGATTCGAGTAAAATAAATGATGTTTTGGCGGGTTCAACTGCAGGAGCACCAACTTCTGAAGTCGTAAAACAGAAGAAACGAGATATAGGAGCAGTTCAAACTATTAAGAATGCTAGAGTAAAAGTTGACCAAGTTCCTGACCATGTAACAAATGCATTAACGAGAGACTATTCATCTGTTATGAAGGCAATTGATCAAAAGAAAAGTGGACTTGGAGGCCTTAAATAATGGCTTTAGATAAACAGTTTTTAAAATATAAACTTGAGAAGATAAAGAATGATAGAATCTGGAAAGAACAGGATTCAGAAACAAAAAAAAGAATCCGAAAAGATAATGCAGAATTAGCTGCAGCAGAAGCAGATGCAATTCATTCTTACTTGACAGGTGAAGATAATATAGATTCACTTGATAATAAGTCTTTTTTAGAAAATAGAATACCTGGAAATTTATTTTTAACACCAAAAAAAGGTACACGAGGAAAAAAAGAATATTGGCAAGGTGAGTTGAATATCAGGCAAGTTCAGACTGATCCCAAAACTAAAAAAACAAGATTATCAAGATTGTTGAAAAAATTTAGGACGATAGCAAAATCAAATATAGATTCATCAAAACAGATGGTAATTTTTAAAAAAATATTTGATAAATTAAATATTACTTTTAGTGGTGAGGAAGTTAAAATAGATGGTAAATTACGAGTAAGAAAATTGGGTTTTATTGAAGGAGGAGAAGGACTTACTGGTGATTTTGTAGTTGCAGTAGGTGTTATAGCCGGAGTAGCAGTTTATAAAAGAATTACAGTAAAAAATGGTTTAATTGTTAGCGTAGAAAATACTGTAGCACCAATTTAATAGGAGATTATAAATGGGAGCAAGAGAAAAGGATTTAAACCCTGATACTTTTATAGGATTAAAACTTCCTATGGGATATTCTGATTCTGGATATTTTAATCAAACTAAAACTACACTTCAACAGGCAAAATATAATATTATTAATTTAATAAAAACAATTCCTGGTGAAAGACTTGGACAACCAGCATTTGGTTCGAATTTACATACGTTATTGTTTGAACCTATGAATGAGGATTTTGAAGATATATTAGAAGATTCTATTAGGACATCTATGGAAACGTGGTTGCCATATATAAACATTAAAAATATAGAAATTACATTTCCAGATTATGATATAAATACAGTTAATATAGCAATTGATTTTGGATTGTCTTTTGAACCCGACAGGTTTGAAACCGTTTCGGTGAGTTTTGATCAATTTGAATCTTCAATTAAAGGATAACGGAGAAAGTAAATGGCTACAAAAGGATTAAGTAGAGATGTAAAATATTTAAATAAAGACTTTTCGTCTTTTAGAGATAGTTTAATAGAATTTTCAAAAACATATTTTCCAAATACATATAATGATTTTAATGAATCAGACCCAGGTATGATGTTTATAGAAATGGCTTCATATGTGGGTGATGTTTTGTCATATTATATTGATGAACAATTTAAGGAAAGTTTGTTGTCTTTTGCAGAAGAAAAGAAAACCATATATGAAATTGCACAAGGATATGGATATAAACCAAGATTAGCTTCCCCATCCACTGTAACTCTTGATGTATTTCAAACAGTTCCTGCAGATCCTAATAATGAACAGGACGGTAAAAGACAACCTAATGAAGATTATTGTCTTACAGTACCAGCTGGAATGCAATCTACATCAGATAATGGTACAGTATTTAGAACAACTGGAGATGTTATTTTTTGGGACTCAAGTTCATTAAGTCCAAGACAACAGGATATATTTGAAGTAGACGATAATAGTAATATTACAAAATGGTTATTGAAGAAACAAGTAAAGGCAGTTAGTGGAACTGTTACTACTGAATATGTAACATTTGGTGCAGCAGAAAAATATAAAAGAATTGCTTTATCAAATACTCCAGTATTAGAAATAATTTCAGTAACAGATAGTGATGGTAATAATTGGTATGAAGTTCCATTTTTAGCACAAGATACAGTATACGCTGATTTTGATAATACTGCAAAAAATTCTCCAGATTTAGTAGAAGGTAGAAATTTTGCACCATTTTTATTAAAACTTGTAAAGACTTCTAAACGATTTAAAACTTTTATTAGAACAGATGGAAGAACTGAAATGAGATTTGGTTCTGGAGTAGCAGCGGGCAGTGATGAAGAAATTATTCCAAATCCATCAAATGTAGGTTCTAATTTACCAGGAACACCAAGTTTTCTTGATACATCATTTGATCCAGCAAACTTTCTTAATACAGAAACTTATGGTCAATGTCCAACTAATACAACATTAACTATAAAATATTCTTATGGGGGTGGAATAAATGATAATGTAGCATCTAATACTATTAATAATATTACTTTACTTAGTTCTGAGTTTAATAATTCTTTAAGTTTAGATAGTACTTTACAAACAATTTCACAAGATTCTGTGGCAGCATCAAATCCAAATCCAGCAACTGGAGGTGGTGGTGCTGAAACACTTGAGAATGTTAGAGTAAATGCACTTGCTTATTTTCAAGCACAGAGTAGGGCTGTAACAAAGGATGATTATATAACTCGTGTATATTCATTACCACCAAAGTATGGTAATATAGCAAAAATTTATATAATACAAGATGAACAGGTAGCAGCAGTAGGACAGAATGAGGCTGAACCCGAATCTCAACCAAATCCATTGGCATTGAATATGTATACACTTGGATATGATCAAAATAAAAAATTGGTTGGATTAAATGATGCAGTAAAAGAGAACATAAAAACATATTTAACTCAATATAGAATGATGACAGATGCAGTTCAATTAAAAGATGCTTGGGTAATTAATATTGGAGTTAGATTTGCTATTTTTACTAAGAGGGGGTTTAATAAAAATGAAGTGATGTTGAGTTGTGTTAGTAAATTAAAGGAATATTTTCGTATAGATAAGTGGCAAATAAATCAACCTATTGTTTTGACTGATATAACTTCCGAAATACTTTCAGTTGATGGAGTTGCTACTATAGTTAAACCACAAGAAGATAGAGAAGATTTAATTATAATTGAAAATAAATGGGGGAGTGGATACTCAGCAAATTTATATGATGTTGCAAATGCAACCTTTAACGGAGTAGTTTATCCATCTGTTGATCCTGCCATTTTTGAAATTAAATACCCCGATACTGATATACGAGGTAGAGTCATGGGAGATTTATAATGCATTATTTTGAATACGCAACAAAAGATACAACATTATATGAGAGAAGTTCAAGTATGAATACTGGACTCGATGAAATTCTTGAAATTAATAAAGATGTAAACTCAGATGGTTCAGTAGTATATGCTTCTCGTGCTTTAATTAAATTTGATTTGACTTATATTTCCAAATCTATATCATCG